GTATAAACTCATAACATGTATCCTTAAATGTCTAAATAAATCTTGTATTACTTTGTCAAGCCTTTCTGCTTCTCATAGGTTCTGAGAGTTCCAATTCCTAGCATGCCACCAAGAACAGTTAAAAGTGTACCCATATCAAATTCAGGCAGCTCTGGTAATTCTGCACCAGCAAAACTTGCACCGAATATAATTAGATCTTTTACGATAAAGTGATAGGCAAAAGCAATCGCACAGACCCACCCAACTGCTGGTCTCCAGCCGCCCTTAAATATAGACCCACTTGCAGCCTCTGCTTTGTTTATTTCTAACTGAGCAAGTAAAGCCTCCTGCGCATGTTTTTCAGACATGGTGGCTATTTCGTGTGCCAACTTAGCTTTTTGGTCTGCATCAGGTATAAATTTATCTAGTAATCCTGTAACTGGTCCTATAAGAGCTTGTAACATCAATATACCCTCACTTTATCTTTATTAACATATGGCACAAGTTTACATATACATTCGTATGTATATTGTTCATTGTCTTTCATGTATGTTTGATTACTTAACATTTGACTAAAATCCATACATGATGCCGCACTTCTAAAGTAAATACCATCTCTATCAGCCATTCCATTAAGATAACATGCTAACATGAACGCTGTCATTATAAATCCACCTGCGGTGTTCTGTGTATTGCAAACTCTTGTATACTTGCGACTATGTGCAATCTATCTGCTGTTGCTGCCGTAGCCTTTAATATCTCGCCCTCTTGCAATATTAAATCTCTTGTTAATAGTTCTATAGATGTATTTGCCGCAACTGCCTTTACGTTAAAAAGACTAAACACATCACTGCCATTAGTGACTGTTAATGTTATTGTATCTGAGTTACCAGAGTCATTAGACACTATTATGCTGTTCACTACAGATGCGTTGAAATCAGCAGTAGATGGTGCTGTATACAAAGTAGTTATATTTGTTGTAGTCAAGTCCAACTTAGCATTTGTTAAACCCTGCACATATTGTGGTATACTTGTAACTAACATTATCTTCTTCCATCTTGCACAATATTTACTTGAGGAGACCCTAATTTAAATTTTGTGCCTATCTCTGTAGATTCAACACGCAAAGCAAATGTTCTGCCTCTAACTCTTATGTCTAATTTTTCTGTATAGACTTCTACAGGATTAGTGGCTGTTCTTTGCGATGTATTGTTATCATCAGTTTGTGTAAACCCAGAACCTGAGTGGGTTCTTGCTTTTATTGTAAAATCAACTTGTGGGTTTATTGAAGTAGATCCTGCAAAATTAACATCTGGAATTATTCTGCTTATAGAAGAGAATCTATCTGCGCCACCTAATGCCATTGGTGCGGATTCAACAAACGCTGTCATTGCACTACCATCATCATCAAATCCAGTTTCATGATTAAAAAGATTTTGGCTGCCTGTGGCTAATGGTAAAGATCTTATGCCTCTATCTAACCAAGATTGTCTTGAAAGAGATCCAAAATACCATATGTTCTCTAAATAATTATATATTACATACTTGTCTATTTCTGTGCTACTTGCGCTAGGATAAAACCACCATATTTCACTAAACTCTGTATTAGCACCAACATGAACTTTGTCACGCTCTTCAATGTTTAAATCTAAAAATACCTTATCTTTTACACTGCATGGCAACTGTTGTGTTTGTCCTGAGTATATATAAAAAGTATCCACACCCATCCAATATACATTGTCATCAACAGCTATTGCAGAAAATGGACTCATTATAGTTATGTTCTTTGACAATTCCTTTATACCAAATGTAAATGGAGGCCCTATAAATCTCATGGCGTGAAGCGTCTTATTTGTATAAATTAATATCTGTTCTTTCGTTTCAACAGCTTGCACAAAAGTAGACCCACCACCTAACCTAATGTCTCCTGCCGTATTAGTTGTAGTAGGAAAAAAATCTAATGGATTTTCTTGCGATGAAAAACGTATTAATAATGGGTCTTGAATACCATCACCCTGTGTTGCAGATGGGCTTGCACCCAAACCATCACATCCAAAAACAATAACATGTCTATCTTGGTCAGATACTATTATTTGCTTTGCTATTGTTGGCACACTTGTTTTTGTACCTGCTCTGGTAGACAGCTCTACTGCTCTATTTGACAAACCATTTGTTTTGTCCCAGTAAAACAAACCACCATCTCTTGGATTAATTATTAAATCTTCACCAAAATTATCATGTGACCATAATCTTATTTGCGCTCCCGGAACTGTAACAGAAGCTGCATTACCCCATCCTACAAAGTCATTAGCAGAATCTTCATTACCAAACGCTAATCTTACAAGAGTGTTGTCTGCATGTGTTGCTGCGGTAGTTCCTTGTTGACCACGAGTCACTTGCATTGTGTTATCATCAGAAGTCACTGATATGGACATTAATTCTTCATCCACTAGTATTACATCATTCAGACTATTCATACCAGTTTCGTCATCTACATCTACAAGAATTTCACTTGCATCTAAAGCTTCATTTAACTGTGTTGCTAAAGCACCAGATGTTGTTCCGCTCCACTGACCAGCACCCCATCCTGTACCGCCAACTGTCACATCTAATCCGACATTTATTTGATATGTACCTACAACGCTACCACCACCATTGCCTGTGTCAGATGAATTAGCTGCAACACTAGATGTTATTGTATAAGCATTAGAGCTTATTAATGATGCTATTTGAAACTCTGCATTTAATATTGTAGCTGTGATTGTTCCACCTAAACTAGATGCACCAGAAAATGTTACAAAGTCTTTTTCATTTGCACCATGAGCAGGGTCTGTAACAGTTATTGTAGTAGAGCCATTAGTCGCTGCAAATGTTACATCACCAGCAGATGTTGTGCTTCTAATAGGAGTTATATCATTAAATGTTTGACCTTCTTCAATATAATACTTGAGATGTGTGCCAACGCCTAAAAAGTCAGAGCCATCAAGGGCTACCCAGTTATGCATTCTTCTGGCGCTACCTAAATATGTATTTGGGCTAAACTTTTCCCATCCACCTATTTTTTCTGGTGAACCCAATCTAAATCTAATTTTATCGCCATCTACAAAACCACCTTCATTACTGTAAGGTGTAATGTCTGACACAATACCAGATTTGAATGTTAGTTTATTTAAAGGCATTAGAACGCACTCACTGATTTAGTTCCTGTGTAAGCAGTTTCATCAACACTACCACTTCCGTCATTTATGTCTTTTAAAGCAAAAGGTCTACTGCTTCCGTCATTTCCTGATATTGTTCCAGTAATACTAAACGATGTATCGCTAGAATTTCTATCTGATACAGCAGTTGATCCAGCACTCACTGTAACTCCATTATATGGATCATTACCACTCAAAACACATGCAATAGATAAATTATTTGTAAAAGTAAATCTTTTACCTGTCTGTTCTACATTTATATTAAGAGTTATTAATTGTGGTGGAGGTGTGTTACCCCTTCTTCCATTATCATGATATCCTAAACTATAACTTGGAGTACCTAATATAACAAAACCATTATCATCTACGTTATATGATCGTGATGATTTATATCCTTCCCATCTACCATTTGTGACATTGTAAACAAGAAAATTGTCTGACTGTACTCCACTAATTACTCCCAAGTTTGCAGATCTAATAGTGTAAATATTGCTATCACCATTAAATCCAGATGTCCATCCGCTAGGAGGAAAAGATGTGGTGTTATCACCCGGATTTGGATTTTCATTAACAGTAGCACTAAATGAAGTTATTTTATTAAAACTACTTGAAGCTCCTATCGCTGCATTATTTTGTGCAGCAGTTAAGGTTGTTCCTCCACTTATCTCCTCAGAACCTATTTTCCATGTTACACCTGAAGGAACTCTCAATCTCCAAGCACTTCCAAAATTGCTAGGACCCCCAGTTGCACCATCTGCTATGACAAATATAGAACTGGAATTAGGTGCTCCTGTTCCAAAACTAGGCTGATATCCTCCCGATTGTGATATCTCACTATAAAAATCTTGATCTGTTATAGCCACAGTAGAATTATCTGCTTCACTTATTGTAGTATTACTACTACCAGATGTTGTGAATGTTTTTAGTGTAGATTGCACATTACCACTGCCTTTAAGTTCTAATGTTGTACTAGAATTTGTTGTCAATGGTGATCCACTAGAGTTAGTAATATTATTACCATTTGTATCAAGTATTATTTTTTTATGTGCAGAATTATTATCTAAACTTAAATTACCACTAATATTATCT